CAGAAAGGCACTTAACGTGTTCAGAAATAAATTAAACGAAGTTGCGGTATTTAATTCAAATTTAGCTTACGCAACACGTTTGTTTACTGAACACTCAACATCTAAGCAAGAAAAAATTAAAATCTTGAAAAGATTTGATAGTGTTGAAACAATCAAAGAATCTAAGAATTTGTATAAAGTCATCAAAGATGAACTTTCACAAGTACAAAGTCAACCAATGAACGAGTCGTTTGAACGTAAAATCGAGTCAACACCGGCTACAGGTTCTGCGGTTAACTTGATTGAGTCAAAAACTTATGAAAACCCTCAATTCTTGAGAATGAAAGATTTGATGGCAAAATTAAAATAAACTTAAAATTAAATAAAAATCCAAAAAAATGGGAGCATTATTAGAATCAGGTCTTGTTGGTAACATTGGTCTTAAGCACCTTAAAGTTATCAAAGAAGATACTATCAACAAATGGGACAAATTAGGGTTCCTTGAAGGCCTTCGTGGTCACCTAAAAGAGAACGTAGCTCAGCTTTATGAAAACCAAGCTAGCTTCTTGATAAACGAAGCAACTTCTGACGGTTCTTCAGGTTCATTTGAAACTGTTGTATTCCCAATCGTTAGACGTGTATTCTCTAAGTTACTTGCTAACGACATCGTATCTGTACAAGCTATGAACTTACCAATTGGTAAATTGTTCTACTTCGTACCTAAGATTCAGGCGTACAGTGGTGGTAATCCTTATGAAACAGCACAATTAGGTTCTGCAGATTATGATGGAGCATCAGGTAGTCACTTGTCTCCAGTTGGTGGTCCTGGTAACTACCCAGGTAACCCTAACGCTGGTTATACAGTGGGAAACCAATTCGGAAAAAATCTTTATGATTTATTCTACGAAGGTAACGAAGGCCAGTTGGACCCTCCAGGTTTATTTGACTATTCAAAAGGTCAGTGGTCTGCAATCACAGTTACTGGTACTGTACAGATTTGGTCTGCAGGTACTTTGGTTGATTACACTAATGAATTTGACACTCTTAACGTAAGAAAAGCAATTGTTAAATTCTGTGGATTTGCTAACGTTGGTAACGGTAAATTAATCGGTCCTGACGGTAATGAGTATGATTCAGAAACTTTCTTGTCTGATTTGAGAATTTTCTCAAATACATCAGGATGGGAAGATGGTGGTTGCCAAAACGCATTTGATGCCGCTGGTAATCCAAATTCTTTGTTGTTTAGACTTGTTACTCAACAGTACGGACAAGGTATTGTTTCAGGTTTATCTACACGTTCACAAGCCGCTTGGCCTGCTCAGGGTAATGATGGTTATTACAATAACATTTGTAGTCCTGATGGTTGTCTCTATGTTGAGGTAGACCTTTCTTGTCCTGCATGTGCTAACTGTAATTCTGAATCATTAGATGGTTACACAGGAACTACAATCGATGGATTGGGTCCTAATGACTTTAGTGCTGTGTTCAGACGTTATAAGAATTTAGAATTCGAAGACCAAATTGGTGAAGTTTCATTTGACCTTGAGTCTGTAACTGTTTCAGTTGCTGAAAGAAAGTTAAGAGCTCAGTGGTCTCCAGAACTTGCTCAAGACGTTGCGGCATTCCACAACATCGACGCTGAAGCCGAATTGACGGCTTTATTGTCAGAGCAAGTAGCTGCGGAAATTGACCGTGAAATTCTTCGTGACCTTCGTAAGGGTGCCGCTTGGAACTTACGTTGAGATTACAATGGTTGGAGAAGAGTTTCTCAAACTACATCTTACACTCAGAAAGATTGGAACCAAACATTGATTACTGCAATTAACCAATTATCAGCTCAAATCCACAAGTCAACACTTCGTGGTGGAGCTAACTGGATTGTTGTATCATCTGAGGTTTCTGCAATCTTTGATGACTTAGAATACTTCCACGTTTCTAACGCGTCACCTGAGCAAGACCAATACAACATGGGTATTGAGAGAGTGGGTACTTTAGCTGGTCGTTACCAGGTTTATCGTGACCCATACTTCCCACCAAACCAAGTATTGATTGGTCACAAAGGTACATCGTTACTTGATACTGGTTACATTTACGCACCGTATGTACCACTTCAATTAACTCCAACTATGTACAATCCATTCAACTTCACACCAATCAAAGGTATCATGACTCGTTACGCCAAGAAAATGGTAAATAACAGGTTCTATG